TCGGCCTGCATCTGGCCTTTGGTCTTGCCGGGGGGCGGGGTGTGCAGCCACCGCACCCCGCTGTTGCACAGGCGGGTGCAGGGCGGATGGAACACCGCGAGTAAATCCCAGCCCCACATCATCACGTCGCGCACGTCGCCAATGATGTGGCGGTTGCTGCCATCGGCGGATGGTTTCAGATCGCAGGACCAGGCGTCGTGCCCGAGGGCGGCAAAGGCGCGGCGCACCGCACCCGACTCTTCACAGCCAATCAGGACGCGCAGGGGGTGGATCATGCCTTCCCCTCAATAGCCCTGGCGACGGCGGCGGTGATTGTCGCGCCGAAGTCGGGGCCAGCGCCTTGCTCCGCATCGAAGCGCCACGACAAGGCACGGCTGGCAGTAGGCCAGTCAATGCGAATGTGGCACATGTCCGCGCACCTATCGGCATCCTCGGCGACGGTCAGGGCGTGGCGCAGGCCTGCGCCCAGCGCATCGAGCCAGTCGGGCTGACCTGCGTCGGACTGGGTGTTTTCCCACAGGCTGACGGCATCGCGCGCGGCCTCGAACCCGATCTGGTCGGTGATGCTGGCGAGCTCGTCGAGCAGGCGGGACAGGCGGTCAATGTTGCTGGTCATGCCTTGCGCCCCATGAAGACCGGCAGGCCGGTGCCTTCGGCCACGGCAAAGGCGATCTGTTGGAACCGGGCGCGGCGCTGGTATTCGAGGCGGTGCCAGACAAAACCAAGCTGAACCTTGCCGGCGGTCGCGCGCCAGCGGAACAGGCAGGTCAGGGCTTCGGCGGGCTCACCATTGTATACCGGGATGAACAGATCGAACTGCTGCGGGATCACCATGTCTTCGCGGGCGCGGGTGTCAGTCTCGAAGGTCAGCCGCCGGTCGCCGTTGTCGAGGCGGACCGAGGATTTGTAGGTCGAGCCCGCCGTCGCCTCGAAATCGCGGGCGATCTCGATCATCATCGCCGGATCGGGGTAGCCGATGTCGGTGCTGTTTTCCTCGAGGAAACGGGCAAAGTCGGCCTGATCGTGCATCATGCCAGCGGCGGCGTTCCAGCGCGCGAATTCCTCGCTGTCGAGCAGTTTCAGGGTTGCGGCGTGGTGGTCGGGGGCGGCGGTGTGAAAGGCTGGGTTCGCGTTGTGCGGGTGCCAGTCGAGCCGGGCGGTGACGGTCAGCGCGCGGTAGTCGGCGATCAAGATCGACCGGTCGTCGCGGAAACGGTTGACATAGGCGATCTGGCTGGCCTGATCGTCAAACACCAGCGCCTCGGTCGGCCAAGCGGGCAGTTCGGCGCGGTTCGGCAGTTCGGTCAGCCCGTGGGATTTTGGCAGGGCGGCGTAACGCCTGCCGTCGGGGCCGGTGATCACTGGGTTTGCCAGCCGGGCGGCGTCGAGCGCCACGTCGAGGGCGGCGCGGGGGTCGCAGAACGGGGGCTGCGCTGCGGCGGGGGCGGCAGCGGCGGATGTCGGGGCTTGTGCCATGATGGTTTCCTTGCGGGTTTCAGTTGTCGTTGCCGCGGCTGCGGCGGGGTTCCAGTTCGTCGAGCATGTCCATCTGGCCCGGATCGCTGCGGGTCAGGTGACCGTCGTCGGTGGCGTAGTAGATGCCGGTGCCAAGGGCGGCGCGCGGGCGCGCGGCTTTTAGTTTCGGGGTGCATTCGATCTGCCCGCCCTTGTTGCGCTTGAGCGGCAGGGAAAGGGTGATCGAGCCGTCGCCGCCGGTCTCAACCATCGCGGTCAGCACCTCGGACAGCATGGCATCAAGCTGCGTGATCAGGCTGCCGCGGCGGAAGGTGTTCAGGAATTCGAGGAAAGTCAGTTCGTCGGGTCGGGCCATGGGATTCTCCTTCAGGGTGGCGCTGATAATCAGGCGATGTAGCTGGTCAGGGGTGGCAGGCCGGTGCCGTGCCAGCGCTCGATGATTTCGAGCATGGCGCGGCGGACTTCGCCGCGTGAGCAGTTGGCAATGCCGAAAGCCTGGTTGCCGTCCCAGACCAGCAGATTGAACGGCACCGGCTTGCCGCGGGCGGCGGCGCGCAGTTCGCTGTCGATCGCCGGGGCAATCTGTTGCAGGACCGTGTTGATGCGGCGCAGGTCGGCAGGGGTCAGGGCGGTTTCGTCGCTGCGCCGGGTCATGGTGACACCGGCGGGGCAAGCCAGCGCAGCAGGGCGGTTGCCCCTTCGCGCTCGGTCGGGTCGGGGCTAAGAGTGGCCAGCAGTCGGGCGGCGTCCAGCAGGGCGTCGTCGTCGCCGGGCGGGTCGGCAAGCACGGCGCGGGCGGTCGAGAGGGCGCGCTGGCGCTCGAGGGCGGCGGGGTCAGACCGGGCGCAAGGTTGCATGTCTCACGCCTCCTCGTTCGGGTTCAAAAGGTAAGCCGCCCAGCCGGTGAGGCCCTGCACGCAATACTGCATGGCCTGCAGGCGGGGGTGGTTGACGTGGTGGCCGCGCTCGGCCATCAGCACCGCCCAGGCATCGCGGCGCAGGCGGGGCTGATCGGCGACCAGTTCGGGCGAGTGCACCACCGCGACGGCATCGGCATGGGCCTGCGCCGTGGGCCGGGGGATGAGCGGGATCAGCGGGCGCGGCATGGGGTCTTGCATCATGCCGCCTCGCCGGGTTCGGGGTTGGGTTCGGGCTGATTGAGGCGGGCGAGAGCTTCGGCAAGCGTTGTGCGCACGTTGCGCAAGGCCATGGCAGTGCTTGCGTCGTCGCCCACTTCGGCAATCAGCCGGTTGGTGGCATCGAGCAGGGATGCGACCGCGCCGCGGGTGACGGGGGCGGGGCGGCTCGCCCAGACCGCCCATTGCGCGGCGCTGGTCAGATCGGCGCGCAGGCTGCCCCCCGGCGGGGCGGCAAGGGCGGTGCGCAGCAGGGCAACCTGCAGCGCGAACAGCCGGGCGGCGGTGGTCGGGAGAGGGTCAGGCATCGGGGCCTCCATCGGGGTGATGGAGGGCATCATTGCGAAAACCGCAAGATTATGTCAAGCTAAAAAGATGCGAAAATCGCAACGCATTACAAAAACCGATTCGCGGGCTTGACGGGCCGCGCGATCGGGGGGTGAATTGTGGCAGTGTTTCTGGCTGGTGGGGGTGGCATGGCAGAGAAGAAGGGATCAGTGCTTGGGGTGGTTGTGTCGCTCGGGTTGGCTGCGGCAGTCTTGTATGGCTGCAAGGCAATGCTGACGCCCAGGGAGAGGACGGCGGCTGAAAAATCGGCTGACAAGTTCGAGATGGCGCTGATCAGGTGCCAGAACGCAACGAAGGATAGTGTTGCCGATCCTGATGGGATGCGGTTTGCACCGTTTGGCGAGTGGCTGGCCGCCCGAGATGAAGTCGGGGATGGGTGGACCTTTACCTATGGCGTTGTTGCCAAGAATGCTTTTGGTGCGTTGGTGCCAGCGACGGTCCAGTGCCACGCGACCTATGATGGCCAATATTGGACTGCTACCGATTTGAAGCAGATGTAAGCTCCGGGATGCGCAGAACCGCCGCGACCCGACCGATGATGCCGACCGCCTGGCTATCGTCGGGAAGGACCGGCTGCGGGTGCGTAAGGTCCAGAGAGGCGAGGTGTGGCACCATGTGGCGACGCAGTTCGTTGATACCTTCACCGGACTCGCCGATGATCGAGACCAGAACCAATTCGCCCAGCACGTGCGCACCGCCGTGCTCGATCACCAGAATGTCGCCTTGCAGGATACCGGCAAGCGGCTCGCTGCGCGTCGCGGTGTAGTGAAATGGCCGGGCAATGCCGGGGCAGACGGCGCGGGTGATGTTGTCAATAGTGGTGGACGGGGCCAGCACTTCAGCAAACGCCGGTGCGGTGTAAGCCGCCTGGGGTTCTCGAAGCCCTGGTTGCTGGTTTTCGTTGAAGTAGGCCAGAATCTTTGGGATTTCGTGGGCCTTGACCTGACGGCCGCCTTTCATGATTTTGGTGAGCTGGTCGGGTGGCATGCCAATGGCGTCGGCCAGCGCTTTCTGGCTGCCGTGCCGCGCCGACAGGCGCGCCCTTATCCACGATCCATCGATGACGTCCATGCGGGTAGTCATTGCGAAAATCGCCGGTTTTGAATAGCGGCGAAAATCGCAACTTTGGGGCTTGACGGTTCGTTGCGAATATCGCAATCATTCCCGTCATGTTGAACCCTGCGCATACAGTCATCGACCTTTGTGGCGGCTTTTCCGCCGTGGCTGCGGTCACGCGGCGCTCCGAGGTGCGGGTGCGCCGGTGGTGCTACCCGAAAGAACGGGGCGGCACGGGTGGCTTTATCCCGCCAGAGTGCCAGCAATTGCTGCTCGACTGGTCGCGCGCCAACGATGGTGTGCTGCGCCCTGAGCATTTCTTTCGTGAGTCACCCGGCCAATCCGACCAGGGTGAGGCGGATCAGGAAACGATCCGGGGGATCGTTTCCCCGCCGAACGCGGGTCAGGAGGACGCAGCATGATCTGGTCGCATCACTTTTCATTCCGCCACCCTGCCACGGTCTGCGCCCGGCGCACAGGAAACGGGGTTTTGCATGGCTGACAGCGTGCAGATTATCCGGGCGCTGGTGGGCGGGCTGGTGGCGCGGCTGGGCTGCTATGACGCGGTGGCCGAGACCATCAATGCCGCCCTGCCCGGCGCGCGCTGCTGCAAGGGCACGATCGCCAAGCGCATGGCGGGGCAGATCGGCTGGCCGGTGTGCGAGGTGATGGCGCTGGAAGAGGCGCTTGGGCTGTTCCCGGTAACGCGGTTCATGGCGCGGCGGCTGGCCGCGCTTGAGGCAGCACCGGTGGCCCCGCTGGTGGCGCTGGCCGGGGCTGCCGCGCGCGAAGGCGGCGAGGCGGTGGCGGCGATGCTGGCCGCGCTCGGGTCTGGCGCGCCCGAGGCGCAGGCGAAGGCGGTGGCCGAGATCGACGAAGGGATTGCGGCGCTGGTGGCGGCGCGCGCGGCGCTGGAAGGCGGGCAATGATGCGGGATTGTGTGGTGGAGGCCGATTTCACCGACCTTGATGGTCTGCCGCGCAAGCTGCGGCTGATGGCCTGCGTCGGGCCGCTGGTGCAGGTCAACCTGCCGTGCCGCG